AAGTTACGACGAAACAGTTAAACTGTTATCAACTTAGTACATACATAAGAGACACTTCGTGTCTTTTCCAACTGCAAAACTCATTCATTTCATTCATATCGTTTTTTGTTAGAAAGATTTTTTTCTTTAAGAAGTTATCATGAAAGTGGAGCCATAATTCACCCGTTGCCGGGTGAAAAAAATGATGTCATCATGATGAGCATCGCCATCTCTAACTCGGGTGCTACTAGGAACCGGTGAGCCTTCTGTCCCCATACACTGCCGTTCACGAATCTCACGGAAGTTAACATACTCTGGTAGAGTTCGACTATGCTAACTCGTAGGTTGCTTTTTCTCAGAGCCTACATCTTTTCAATACTGTGTCGTTTATGTATCTTGCCGTCCACATTCCAGTTCTGATACCACAGTGAAGGATACCTCAAGGAAACCGATATTATCTGCCTCGGTGGGGTGGTGTGGAGCCTATGTGTTGCCTGTGTTAGTTTGACTGGGTGTCTGTGTGTGCCATGTGCGATATATAGTTATATCTTTTTTAAATGTTCTTTGAGGATTTTTGAACCTCCAACTCTTACATTGATTATACCATTATAATAGTCGTCTGTCAAGAGCACTTTTCTTTCAAATTGCTCTTTTGCTTCTAAATAACTAGCAATACCTCTAGTAGGACAAAGGTATAATATTTCTCTAATAAAATTGCCTTCGCCGTACTTTTCTACATCTGCGTTAAGATGATCCGAACTGCCCCAATAGGTGCGCCAGTCACTTTCTTTAGTGCCTCTGCGTTTGTTCTTTTTTCCTTTTAATGGGGGTTTAGTTGTTTTGAACTTAGCAAGTTTCTTGCCAACATACTTCATACCATTCTTTTTGTTTGTGATAAGATACACAAATGCTTCACATTCGTCAGGTAATTCATCGAGTTGTTTTCCTTTATAAATCCATTGACTCATGATGCATCTACAATCTCTATGTCATTGCTGTAACTGGTGAACCCACCTTCTTTTACAACATATAACACATTGTTTACTCTTCCTTGTAACTCTTCTTTATGACTAATTAAGAACACATTTTTCTTTGATTCTCGACCCATCTTTTTCAGAACTGCCAATGCATTTTCAACACCAGTGGTATCCATGCCACTGTCTACCAGTTCATCTATACACATCAAATTCATCGGTTGATTCAAACTTTCATATATGTCTCTAAAAGCCCAACTCATGCCAAGTATCAAGCGATTACGCTCTCCTCTACTTAAATTATCAAAGTCTAAGTCTCTGCCGTATTCAGTAATGTCCACAGTTAGATCACTGTTAAATTTCACATCATGCGGCAAACCAAGTTTATCTAAATAATAGCTTAGTCGGTAGTTTAGGTATTGTAAGTTTTGATCAATTATTTTTTTACGAATAAAACTGTCCTTACTAGTGAGCAGTTTATATAAAAATTCTTGGTGTTCTTTGAGGCTGGTGTATTCATTAATTAAATCGTAACTAATTTCTTCCAACCCGGATTCTTTTAGTTGTTCAATCTGCTCAATGTAAGGATTTTGTTCCAGTTCCTTTTCTGCAATTTGCTCTTGCAATGTTTCAACATTGTGTTTGTGAGAAAGAGCATCTTCCATGTTTTTATAAAAAGTAGTAGGCATGTCGGGTATATGTCCCAACAACTTAATCTCTCCAGTGATTTCTCTAATTTTACTCACCAGGTCAACATTGTATTTTTGTTCCTCTTTGATTTCTTCTTGCAGTTCTTTTGTGTATTGCTCATGTGTGTCTAAGTGTGCAGTACTCTGCTCACATGCTGGGCAAACACCGTCTTTGGCTTTTTGCAAATTAGCCTCTAACGTAGCAAGTTTCTCATCGCTTCGGTTCATAGAAGTAGTGCGAGATTCTAAATCACTTTTCAGCGAGACTAGTTTGTTTTCTTTTTCTGTTATCTCTGTGATTTTTCTATGTGCATCGAGTTCTGCTTTGATATCAGTTTCTTGCAATGTGCTCAAACTAAATCGCAATGCATTTACTTTGTCCAGCTTGTTTTTGTCCCATGCTTTACTACGACTTGCGATGTCTGCTATACTTTGCTCTACTCGCTTGTTCGCACTTCCCACCGCTTGTATTCGAAGCTCTTCCTCTTTGATAGAATCTCTTGTGTTTTTTAACAGTTCCTTTAACACTTCTGCTTTAGCACTAATTTCTGTAATACCTAACAACTGTTCAATCATGTCACGTTGATCATTTGTTCTCATGCTGAGAAAAGGTTCAGTATAAGTGTTTAATGCAATTAAGTGCTTGAACATGTTGTGTGGGAAACCGATAACTTTTTCAATTTCTTTTTGAGTTTCCCTCATATCTCCTTGTTGCTCATTGTCATCGGAATCTAATCCGTTGATAAAAAACTTAAGAACATTAGGTCGTCTACCCCGTTCGATTCGATATTCTGTACCGTTGATTTCAAAATCAACAGTAGTAATCATGCCCTTGCCATTGGTCTTGTTGATTAGATTATCTTTTCGAATGTTAGTTAGTGCTTCCCCGTATAATGCATAACTGAGTGCATTAATGATAGTGGTTTTGCCAGTGCCGTTCCTACTACCATCGCCCCCTAGATCCATATTATGCCCTAACACTAATGTTAAAGAATCAGTGTCAAAACTCACTGCCTGTAGATTATTACCTACGCTCATGAAATTTTTAGCTGTTACATTTTTAATTTTAAGCAATTTCTATATTCCTGTATATTTCAATTAACCGCTCAGGATCAACCATGTTACTTTCTATAGTACCTAATTGAGTAATTACAATTTGATCAACGCTTTCAAATTTAACATCGTCACCTTCAAACACTTCCTCTTCTTCTTTTACTGGTATTAAATGTAACTCTCTAACGTTAAATTTTTCTGCAAATGTTTCTCGCAAAAAATTTGCTTCTTCATAACTGATGCTTACATCCAGTTTAATTCTAGCATGTGTGTTGCTGTCCAAGTAAGTTTCAGGCGATTCTAATAACTGTCGCAAGCCCATGACAACATATTTCGGACATTGATCCCAGTTAACATATTGAGGTTCTTCTCCCCACGTTAAAAACATAGCACCTCGATCATTGTCGCCTATGTCAGCATAATTGTGTGGGAAAGCATTACCGATGTAGTGAATGTTGCCTTTGTATTGTCTTTTGTGAAAATGTCCACTAAAAACATATTCAGGGTTTGATAAGTCTGATGCTTTTACACCACCGTGATCCGGCATTTCTACCATTGCATTCATTTTAAAGTAGGGCAACTCAAAATGTCCAAACATGTATTTGCAATCTAGTTTGTTTAACTTTTTGTGTTCGTCGCCGACTAGCCACGGTATAATTGCAACGCCGTCTTTTACAAACCACTCATCTACCATCACAAAATTAGGCAAGTCTCTTGCAAACTCTACACTGTTGAGATCTCGTTTTTCTCTGTAGTATAAGTCGTGGTTTCCTGTGATAAAATACACTTTATCAAATGCATCATTTAATCTTTTTAAATCCTTGATGGTTGCATTCATAGTAGCAATATTAATGCTAGCTCTGTGATGATGCCAATCACCCAAGAAAAAACAAGTCTCACAATCTCGTGCTTTTGCTTCTGCAATAAACCAATCAATATAATTGTGGCAATCTGTGAGATGCTGTCTGCTGTTTTGTTTTAAGCCGTAATGTATGTCTGTAAAACACGCGGCCCTTTCAAAAAGGTTAGCCATAATGTTTTACCTTACTTAGGGTCTGTTTCCATTTCGGACTCTGCTAGCTCTCTCATTTCCTTGAGCTCGTTTTCGTGCTCAATTTGTCTTCCGTAGCTAGGCAAGTGTCCTTGCTCAATTAAAATATCGTCTCTGATGGTTTGGTTTCGCTTTTCGAGATTCAGTACCCTAGTGAAACTGTTGTTAACAGTAGCAGTGTAGTATGCAAAAGGATTGTCCGATTTCGCTTCATTGAACTGCAAACCAATTTGTGCAAGTTGAACCAATGCTTGACCACGCATTTCATCAACATAAGTGTATCCTCGCCAGTTACCTCTTTGACTATAGCGTTCCACTAACTTCATAAACATTTTTCCTAACTCATTTGTGATACTGCCGTGTGTACAACTGAAGTGCCCATTGTGTAACCCACCTATCCAGTGACTTCTCACCACCTCTCTTGGATTAATTCCATTGCTGTCTAAGATGTAGTGCTTAAATGGAGGAAAATTTACCTTTGCTTTTTCGTCAGCAATAGTTTTTGTTGTTTTCTTCCTTCCGGGCTCTGCAGGAATATGCTCATATGTCATCACACGAAATACCAATGTGTCTACAGCAATACTGTTTGGATCAACAGTAAACTCTTTCTGCCTGGGTTTTTTAGTCCAATTGCCTTCTGCAATAGCGGCGTCGTATGCTTTTCTAGAAAGTTTGGATGCTCGGTTTTCTTGTGCTTGTTTGATTGTGGTCTTGTTAATTTTTCCCACAGAATCCACTATAATGTCGGGGTCTGCGTAGCTGTCATCGGTGATGTAGCAATAGCTTAATTTACTTTTGTGAATCTCTGAAAGAATATCTTTGTTATTTAGATAATTGACCTTTCTGCCTTGTGTCATGTTGTCTCCTCAAAACTATGGTTCGTTTATATTGTATTATACACAAAAACATGATGCGAGTCAAATGTTTTTGAAATGGATGATAATTAAAATACGTTTTTATTTATAATGATAAATAATAGCAGGAGAACTATTATGGCAGAAGATTCAGGTTTTACAATTGACGGCGAACCAATCGGCAGAGGCACAGTAGGTGACTTAAACGTCACAGATTTACCCAGTACTAGAAAAGACTACGGTAAGTTTGATTGGCGAGCACGAATACGTCCTAAAAAAGGCGGAGAAGGATTCGCATACGGCACCAAAGATGCACAAGGAAATGATAAGCCCAGTATATTGAGCCCGTTACAAGAACGTGGCGGCATCGTGTTTCCTTATACACCAAACCTTTTTTTACAGGGTGCTGTTGACTATGACGAGCATAGCCAACATGGTTCGAACTATCCATTTTATACATATTTGAACAGTAAACCAACTACGTTGCCTGTGCAGGGGCAATTTACAGCAAACACCCTAGAAGAAGCACAATATCTGTTGGCAATTTTTCATTTTTTACGAAGTATTACCAAGGGGTACTATGGCGATTCTGCTGTAAAAGACGGCTTTTACGGTACACCCCCTCCAGTAATGTTGTTCGAGTATTTGGGACATTTTGGATTTAACAAAGTTCCTGTGATAATTAGAAGCTACAATTTTCAACTGCCAGACGGTGTTGATTATGTGCCTGTGGAGTACGATCATCCTACAGCAGGAAAAACAATAACTTACATGCCAACAGAAACAGACATCATGATAGAAATGGTGCCACAGTACACACTTAAAAAGTTGCGTAAAAGATTTGACCTGAATGCGTTCACTCGAGGCGAAGACTATAGCAAAGGATTTATCTAATGGCAGAACTCCACAGCAATAATAGTTTTTTGCGTAAAGCCCCAATTAGGGATTTTTATCTTGATGTGAACACATTACCTAAAATACCCAAATCTGCATCTGACCAAGTTTATACAATTGACAGTAGATACAGCAAGAGGCCCGATCTTCTTGCTAGTGAGCTATACGGCACTTCACAATTATGGTGGATATTTGCATTGAGAAATCCAGATGTTCTTATCGATCCTCTAGAGGATTTCACGCCAGGAAAAGAAATTTATTTGCCGTCGGCGTCGGCAATTGATAAACTGAGATAATGGCAACAACAAATCACAAAGAAGCAGTAGAAGATGTTTATTTAGATAAAGTGATGGGAAATATTCTCGATCATTATGAGAATACCAGCTACAATCTTAAATTATACATGATAGGTGAAGAGGAATGGCTAAGGGGGCAGTATGCCGCCGAGCCTAATCGCACGGTAGTAATAGCACAAACAGGTGTAACTGGTGTACAAATCGATAATCTATCTTTAATGATCACCAAAGGGGCGAGTACTGCAAATTCTTTTGCAGTTAGAGCATCATTCCAACTGTTTCAACCTAGCGCCGCAGATTTATTAGATCAAATACAAGCCGCTAAATTAGCATTGGGACACAAATACATGTTTGCAGATGTTCCGTTGTTTTTAGCAATAGAATTTAAAGGATACCATTCTAATATTGACCAAGAAGACGATCCACTGCAAGACGGAAAACCGGTGATTAGCAGTGATGCATCTTTGAACGAAATTGCAGGACCATTTATTTATAAACTACAGATAGCCAAGGTTGCAGTCAGTATTAATAGCACAGGCAGTACTTATGACTTTGAATGCCCGGTAGGTTCGAGCACAGCGTACTCAGATGAATACTTTAAACTGCCCAAAGACTTAAAAGTGCAAGGCAATGACATAATAGAACTAACACAAGATTTACAAGATCAGTTAAAACGATATAGAGAAGAAAATTTAACGGG